ATAACCCAAAGCTAGAACTGCGTTCTTGCTTAGTTCTTGGATCCAAAACCCGAAGCTCATGTTAGGGTTGAGCATAAGATTTACAATCTTAGCTCTGCTAACGTTTGAGTACTTGTACTGGTAGCCATTGGTGAACCTGACGTTAACAACCCTTGTAAAAGGGTTTACGTTGATAGCTTCAACAGCTTCGCTAGTACGAGGTGATGGAATTGTTGTGAACATAATCGAAAATTTGTAAAGTGAACAGTTTGAGAGGAGTTGTAGTTAAGTTATATTTATCTCTCTCACCCTTTCAGGAGAGAGAAATATAACATAACGTAAACAACTCTCTCTCTTCTCAGTATAGTCCACTCTGTCCAGTTTCGTACAGTCTTCTTAACATTTTGTAACAATAGATTACAAGTAATCTTATTGTTGTTTGACAAGGCGACAGATCGCTTGAAACTCGAGACTCAGGCGCGACTCACTATAACCGCGTGCGCCTATGTCGCGAATGTTTAGCAACGCGCGATATGTTTCAATCCTCGCCATCAGTTCGTCGAGGGAGCGAGCGAAGCGAGCGGCATCCCTGTCCCTCACTGCATTCTCTGCGGACTATCAATCCGCCGACCTCGCGTATGCCGCGAATAGTTGAGTCGCGGGAACAATTAACGCGCCCGCGCCCCTGCGTTTTTGAGACCCCCCATGGGGGCGACGTCCTTCCCGGCACGTTTATATAACACCTCAGAAATTTATGCCAAAATTTAAGGGTTGATCTGTCCACTGTCGATCACAAACTGAAACAGCCCTTTATCTGTCAAAACATGCTTGTACATATCATCAAATACCTTTGGTGGGATGGTACAAATATGTGCTCCTGCTGCGAATGCTCTAGCTACTGTGTTTGCATCTCTGATGCTTGCAGCTAATATCTTGCAATCTGTCCTGTTATGACAAAATACTTTAGCGATCTGTTCTATTAAACCGATACCGTTATGTCCGTTGTCGTCTAAACGTCCAACAAAGGGTGAAACGTAAGTTGCCCCGGCTAACGCTGCTAGGATTGCCTGCGATACGCTAAACACCAACGTTACGTTAGTACGTATTCCCATAAAACTAAGTGTCTTACAAGCCTTTATACCCTCTGGTGTGCAAGGTAGTTTAATAGTTGCTTCATGTGGGAAAAGCTTGCCATATTTAATACCATTTTCAATTAACTGGTCTGCAAACTGTCCATTTACTTCTATTGAGAGGTCTTTTACCCCTATATCTCTAATTAGATCTGCGTATATGTCGTCAGGATCTTTACCACTCTTCTTTATTAGCGTTGGGTTGGTGGTCACCCCAGATATAACACCAGAATCTAGTCTGCTATCAATATCTTTAATAATCGCTGTATCAAGAAATAGTTTCATTCAATGTGTCCTATGCTGATTGAGCCGTCTTCATGCTCTTTCACAACTGCTTCGTAGACTTCAGGTGGGTGTTCTACCATAAAGTCTTCTATAGCCTTATCTACCGCTTGTTCTGCTTTAAGATCTATCCATCTCTGCTCAAGACCAATCAACATACCAAGTATTAGGAAGTTAATGGGTGGGAAAGGAGTCTTTAAACTCTTATATAACTCTTTAAAGTGACTAATCTTTAATTTATTATCCATACTAGTTAACGTAGGTTAGTGGTAGTAGTTAGAAGTGATATCAAAAAGGGATATCCAGCTAACATTGTTAGTGTTGTGAGGGAGAGTCCACCCTTCTCTCCCCTAATAACCCGTGATCGGTCCTAAACCCAGTTATTGTAAGAGTTCTTACCAGCCTTCCCCCTCGCCTCTTTACGTTGATCTAAATCTAGTCCTAGTACTAGGTGATTTGTTGCTGACTGGGGGTCATCTATGAATTGTTCGAGTACATCTAACCACTCTTCTTGTTTCTTTAACTTGATCTGTTCCCTAGCTGAAATACTTAGTGCATCTATAAAGTATTTAACGCCTTGTGCTAAGCAATCGAGTCTATCGTCGTGTTTAACAGCAAATTTCTGCCTACACATACGACTCATTTGATAGAACAGCATGTATAAAAGCCTTTCTTCTGGAGGAGCTTCTCTGTTGGAGTTATAATCCCATTCGACGAGAGACTTGTTAACAATAAGACGGTGCTGGTTAAGAACAGGCTCGAGAGTATCAATAATCCTGTCTTCTTTTCTAACATTTGCTCTTACTTCTTCTACAAGTATTCTTTGTTTTGTTTGTTGTAAGTGTTTTTTAAATAGTTCAGCGACTATACCGTCACCGAAGTTAGATTCAATAACTAGTGTGTTTACGTTGTACTTTTTGCAACCTCTTAAAATATCGAGCAGGGTCGAATCTGAATACCCGTCTCTGTAGGCACGCATCTCATGTACGTATAGAAAGCCGTTCTTCTGGGAGATATAGCAGGCTGCTGTTTCGTCTGCTCCTCTACCGGAGGGGTCAACTGAGCAGATGGTTTCTTGGTAATCAGTCCACTCACCTTGTACTTGCATCGGCGAATAGAAGTAATCACCGGGTAAGCCCACTGTGGGTAAGTCCTTAAGTACGTTTCTTGGATCTGAGCACCATACGATATTGTCGGGTGCCTTAGTAGGATTAACGCTAGTAATAATAAGGTCAGCCATCTTGAGAGGGAATTTCTCAGCGTCTGACAGACTTGTATCCAGCATAAATTGCAACATGAAGTTGCTGCGTCCCATAGACGCTTCTCTTTCAATGAGGTCATCATCTGTAAATCTATCGTCTGTAGGTGTCCACGGAATAGCTCCGTTATCAATGTCAGCCTGTAGCTGTGGAGCTATAAGTCCTTCGTAAGGTGTGTTGTTTCTTGGGTATCTGGCGGTCCAAATAAACGGTTTGTAATTCCTGCTTGCCAGCTTACGATAAATAGTAAAAGTAGTCTGAGGAGTCCCGAGATACATAATACGGCTATCGTCTTTCGGCGTAAGGATTGATTCTGCTTCGGTGCAGAGTTGAAGAAGTTTTTCACGCATCAACTCCGTCATGCTGTTCCCGGGAACCTCTATGTCGTCCAGAATCATCAGATCTGCTCTGCTTCCCGTTAACTGACCAGTAATACCAACACTTTTGACTGATGGAGCCTGATGAGGTGAGCAATTTACGTCGAAGGAAATCCTTGACCATCTTGCTTCGTCGCTCTTTGGTTGTAAGTGATTTAGCCATGGTGTTTCGATAATTAGTTTCTGTAGGAAGATACTCATGTTGTCTGCCCTTTCCTTAGAGGCAGAAATTATCATTATTTTCTTTTCAGCGTCATTAAAGAGTGTCCAAAGCACAAAAGCGCCAGTAATCCAAGATTTACCAACACCTCGAAAAGCTTGAATCTGGAGTCTCTTGGGTCCGGACTGTAAGTAGTCTGCAATGGCATATTGTGCCCTAGTTGGTGAAGGGAGATCAAGCTGGTCCCATAATGCTTGCAGAAACAGCTTGAAATCGCCCTGTAAGGACGTTAAAACGTCTTTCATGTACGAATGTGGATAAATTTAGTAAACGTTGTTCAGATCGTCTATACGAGCCTGTAGAGCAGTTGTCCAATCAACCTTTCTATTGAGAATATCTAGTTTGTCAAAATCAGTTAAAAATCTTTGAGCGTCAGTTTTTTCTATAAGACCTAAACCATATACATCAGATACATATCTATCAACCCACATGGTCCATGATGTATCTACACCAATTTCTTCAAGGACCCATTTAGGTAAATCTTCTTTGTTTTGTGTCTTATAGTTTTGAGCTTGTGTTTCTGGAAAACCATAATTACTTGCTGTAGCTGGTCCGCCTTTTGCTCTGGAAGAAGCATGTCCGGCAGAATAAAACTCAGTTTTCTCTGTCACACCTTCATACTCTTTTAGATCTTTATTCCATCGCTTGATTAACTCTAGCCTGTCTTTAACTTGTCTTTTATTAGTGTTCTTTAATTCAATGAACATATCGACTTCGTTGTAGTTCGGAATTGCTTCTTCTAAAAGAGGTCTTAGTTCAGTTAATCTTGCATGTACTTCGTCATAACCAGTAGTTCCCGGTTTTAAGTTCCATTTTCTATCAGCTTCTTGTGCAGCTTGTGTACCTTTATAACGTGCATCATCGTTAAATCCTATTTCCATAGGGTCTTCAACTTTACTGAAAGAACGCTTTGCTTTTACACGACTAGGAGTACCTTTCTTATTGACATTCCCTAATAAGACTCCTTTTTCCTGCATCCAAGGCTGATCGTGCCACCAAAGGTTACCTTTGTTTCTTGTAGTACCAGAATGATAGATAGTTTCTTGATAAAGTTTTACTTTTTCATCTGTATCTAACATCAAGAAATTATTTTCATCTTTATTCCATTGATGCTGTTTCAGTTTTTCGTTAATTACTTTGTATTCTTGTGAATCTCTATAATTAGGAATATCACGAATCTTTTTTAAACGCTTTGCAGCAGCATCCACTACGGCGTTGATGCCAACTTTTGCCATAAAAAAAAGCCCCTTGCGGGGCGGTTAGTGTTTATTTATCCGTACTTAGCTCTGTACGCTTCCATTTTCTTTTTTCTTTCCTTTCTATCTTTTATTTTTTTGATAGATTGGAACTCTGCATTTTTCTTTCTTAATCGAGCTAAACGAGTTTCAGTAAAACCAGCCTTTTTAAGACTCTTAGTAATTTTTGTATCTCCGCGATATCCTTTACTCTTACCTTCAATACCTTCGCCTTTTGTTCTTCTAAACTTATTGACTTTTAAAGTATTGTTATTTTTCTTTTGATTACCAATAGTTTTTCTTTTATCTTCGTTTTCAGCTTTTTCAGAAGTATTAACTTTTTTAATTTTTAGTTTCTCTAGACCCTTCTCGTTTTTCTTGATAGCGTCTTTAAGGTTGTTGTTTGACTCTTTCTTTTGTACTACTTTTTTCTTTTGTACTACTTTTTTCTTTTTAGGAGCTTCTTGTACAATTCCTGATCCTTGAGGTAATTTACCGCCAAAAGCTTTACTCTTCTGATCTTTTAAATCTTGTTTAGCTTCACTATCTGGTTTTAATGTTTTAAATTTAGTTCTACCGGGACCATCTTTTTTAACTGTTAATGGTTTATTTAAAGGATCAAAAGGCTTGTCAGGAGATGACTTAACAATATTCTTTCCTTTATTAGGTCCGCCCTGTCTTTTAATTAGAGCTTCAATAGTTCTTGGATCACCTTTAGGAAACTTTTTAACATTAGTATTGCTAGTTTCACCTTTTACTTTTTGCTGCTGACGTTTTGTGTACTCTTCATATTTTCTGAGAGCCATAAGATATCT